CTCGAATCCTGTCCATCTGCCAGATATTCAATCCAGCAGATAGCAGAATCCAGATAGATATGAATCGTTTCAATCTGTGACCTCATTTCTCAATTCAAAACCAATTCCATATAAGAGCAAATCATTTTGAAAGTCAACGAATGTTTCAATCATCTCAGCTTCTTGAAAGTCGTATTCCTCAACCTTACTTAAGAAATCATCAATATCATTTCTTTGTACACTTCCGTGGTCTGTCTTTGTATGTTCCACGGCTGATTCATAACCATCTACATCAATTGTGTAGCAGATTCTGCCACTTGAATAATCATATTTGTAATTTTTGATAATCACTATTTCATCTCCTTGCTCTTAATTTCTCTAGTGAGTCTATTTTTTAAAACATGACTTGTAAAATAAATACCGTCTGCATATGTATAATAATCAGCGGTTTCTTCAACCCATTGACCTCGTGTGTACGGGTATCTGTTTGGTCGTTTCATGTTACCACCTCACATATAAGTATTTTGTATCGATATCTTGTCCTAAAATACAATCTCTCAATGATCTTAAATCTTCTAACGCACTGCTGACAGTCCCCCATTTGTTTTCAGGTTCATATTGCACATACTTTTCAGGATGCTGTTCCAATTCTGAGATACCACGTTGAATGTTTTCAAAAATATCAGCGACATTGTAAATGGTACCTTGGTCGAAATCCCAATCCATAGCTGCCCTAAACATTTTTCCAAGATTATAAGTTGGAGAACTATTTTCAGGTTCATCTATGGAAATATAATCTCCGCTTTCTATTTTCGCTAAGATTTCCAAATCATAACTCATCACTCCACCTCTCCAATATCATCTTTTTTGATATCAACAACCTCTTCAAGATATTCCTTTGAACACCAATCGTATTCAACGCATTGTCTAATAAATCTTTTTTTATAAAAACAATGCTCTATGTATGCGATTGGAAATAGCAAAGCAATGAAAGGTGAACAAATGATTAAAAATAAATAAATAGCACTTCCACAAACTTTTGAGTCTGCAATATATTCATAAAAATCTGCTAAATCTTTTATTTTTTTAAAATGCCTGATAAAAATAATATAGTTTTTTCTTGTCATTCTGTTAACTCCTCAAAGCGCCCATCTATTTTTGGGCTTATTTCTTTTGAAAATAGGATTTTTCTTTTCTTTTTTCTTCTGCTTGTGATATTCGCTATCTTTGTTAAAAATAATATCTTCATCTTCAATCAGTTCAGGAATGAAGTATCTAGATGGGTATTGTTCAGAGCGTTCCATCACTCAACCTCCTGAATTTCCATACCAGGACAATCAAACACCCAACTCATGTCATTTTCTTCTAGATCGGTTTTAGTATGATATCCTGAATAGAATACTTCATCATAGCTAGAGAAAATATAATCCTCATCTTCAGTGTGATAGTACAACTTTTGTCCGCTTGATTTCAGAGTTACAATATATTTCTTCTCTTTCTCTACCTTGTAGCCGAAAATCCAAGCTAGCGCGAATGTTTCTTGGTGACCTAGGTCTTCGAAGATCCAACGATAAACGTCTTTGTTTTTTGCTTCTTCAGAACGATAGAGTGCGTGAGCTAAAGTAATTTTCTTGACTTTGCAGTGTTCAATTGATTTGTAAATGAAGTTCTCGTCTATACTTACGGTTTCTCCACTGACTAACTTAATTATCTTCTCTCTAGTTCCTAATGTATCGCTTCGAAAACCAACTTCATATCCCTCAATATAAACTTTGTATTTATTCATTTTCCAATTCCTCCTAGTTGTTTTCTAAAAATCCAGCTCTTGCA